AGATGGAGCATTTAAGGGCCGATCACGTCTCGCTAATGGCGTATGCGATATTCAATATTGGGCTAACGATGTGACTAATGAAGGAGCTGATAGTTCGGCTTATGCTCTGTCTCCTATAATTATGACTGACCCGGAGAAGAACCCCAAGATAGGTCAGATGGTTCTTTCGATGGCGGCAGTATGGGAGACTTCTCCTAATGACACTCAATTCGCTAAATTCCCGCCGCTATGGAAAGACGCGTTAGAGATTGTCGCTGTCGCTAAGAATGAAGTCTTCCAAGCTTTGTCTGTTAATCCTGCACAGCTTACGGGGGCTACTAATCCCAAGAAGAAACCTACGCAAGCGGAGATTGCTAACGAGCAGCAGATTGACATACTCACCACTGCCGATTCTGTCATTACCATAGAGGATGAAATCCTCACCCCAATGCTTCGGTTTATGATCGAATTGGATCACCAGTATCGCGATACCGCGATGAAAGTTCGCGAATATGGTGATTCAGGTATGAAGCAAACCATGACAGAAGTTGATCCAATTCAGATGGATCGAGTGTATTCGTTTCGATGGTTTGGCGTAGAACAGGCAAGAAATGCACAACAGCTACAGCAGCAGATCGGCGCTCTAAACATGTTGCGCACAATTCCCCCAGAACTGTACCCAGGGTACACGCCAAACTTTGGTCCTGTTCTATCGCAGATGGTAGAAAATCTTTTCGGCCCACGTCTTGCTCCTCTTACATTTAAGAACGACAAGGACGAACTGTCGGTTGATCCTATGGTCGAAAACCAAGTGCTGGCCCAAGGGCATATCATGCCTGTCCATATAATGGACAACCACATGGAGCATATCCAGGCGCACACCCAATTAGCTCAGACCACAGGAGATCCTTCGGGGGTCGCCAGGGTGCATATTATGGCGCACTTGAAAGCTCTAGAGAAACAGCAGCAAATGAATGCTGGCGGACCTCCTGGGGGTATCCCAGGGCAGGGGGGCGGCAAGCCGGGTGGAGCCGGTGGAGGCCCTAAGCCTGGGGCGTCTCCAGGGCAAGCTAGGCCCGGTGGGCAGCAGCCTCCGGGGGCGATTCACCAAGACAGGCTTAAAGACCCTCGCGTAGCTCCACGGCTTTAGGATGCGTTCGTGGATTGGGATAAGCTGATAACGGCGGCAGTAGCTGTGTTCTTCGGGTTTTTAGGAGGGTTCTCAACTATTATCGCTATGCGTAGCGACATTCAGACGCTTAAGCAGCAGCGCATAGACGCTAAGAATGAGCGTGACCGGGATCGTGCGGAGCGGGACGCTATGTATTCCATATTTAGAGATGAGCTAAGAGAGATAAGACAGAGCCAAGAACGTCATTATATGAACCTCGTAGCCATGCTCAAGGGTGGGCGACATTGACAGTTTACCGCTAACCGAGTAGATGTAGTAGTAACCATGTGTTACGAGGCACTTTTTTGATGGCGAGAGAGCCTGATGAAATCGAAGATGACGAGATCCCTGGATCAGAATCCGAAGAAATTGGCGGGGATGCCGGACAATTCGACAACGAAGGCGGGTATGAAGCCGAGCTTGGGGCCGAAGGTGAAGACACCGATGCCTCAGACGGATATCGCCCCAATGCCAAGAACCGCGTAAATCGCTACGAAGAACTGTCTCGCGTAGCTCGCGAGGCTAATGACCGCGCGTCTCGTCTTGAGCAGGAGCTTATGGCGTTCCGCGCGGAGCGTAATCAGCCTCGGCAGGAGACGGAAGCCGAGTTCGAAGCTAGGCTTCAGCTACTCGATCCGAACGAACAGGTCCGCGTTCGTCTGAGTCGAGCGCAGGAAGAGAACCGAAAACAGAATGCCATCATGCAGATGCAGATGGCGGATGCTATGGATCGGACTCAGTATCAGACCAAGGCGCAGTACGACTCCCGCTATAAGAGATATGAGGCGGATGTCGAGAAGCTTCGAGCTTCGGAGCTGGCGCAGGGCCGGGTTCATTCAAGGGAAAATTTGCTGACGTACATCATTGGGCAGAAGGCGCTGGCAGCGCAGCCCAAGGTTACTGAAGCGAAACAGCAGGCGCGACGGCGAGTAGCCGGCCAGCAAGCGCGTCCAGTAGACTCGCGCTCGGATCAGGCTCGGGGGCAACGCACCCGCCTAGGGCAAGGAAGCACCCTGGCGGACATCGAGAAACGCTTGGAAGGCGTTTTCATTTAGGGGCAAGTAAATGGCTATTAACACATCGGGCAGTTTTTCGGCAGACGTAGAAGCCTATATCGCACAGGCGACGCTGCCGCTCGCCCGTCGCCTTCTGGTTGTTTATCAGTTCGGTGACCCCTTGACCCTTCCGAAGGGGCGAGGAGTTCTCTACCAGGCGGCTAGATGGAACCGTGTTCCTCTGCCTTACACCAGTCTTTCGGAAGGCGTTCCGCCGGTTGGGCAGAACATGACCGTCGCGATGGTGTCGGCTACGGCGGTTCAGTGGGGTGATAAGATCACTCTAACGGACATCGCCGAGATGACTATCAAGCACCCCATGTTCCAGATCGCCAAGCAGCTGTGTGCCCTGGCAGTTGCGGAAACTCTGGAGAGAAATACCTTTAACGCGCTAATGGGCGGCACTCAGATTGACTACGTCAACAGCCGCGCCAGTCGTAATAGCTTGGTCGCAGGTGACGTTCTAAGCCTTCATGAGTTTAATCGGGCTCAGGCGGTTCTGGGAACTGCTGGGGCTCCTCGATATATGGGCGATGAGCAGACCGACATTAAGCTGGACGCCGAAGCTGGTGGGGCTAAGGCTTCCGACAACCCGCGCGGTCTGCCGCACTACACTGCGGTTCTCCATACGATCTGCGCTCAGGACGTTCGCGAGAATGCCACCTTCGTCCTGGCTTCGTCTTACTCGGACATCAACAAACTTTATAACTCCGAGATCGGCGAACTGAACGGTATCCGATTCACGGCTACCAACATGGTCCCGTCCTTTACCGGGTTCACTAACGCTGCGAACGGTGTCACCTACACCCCTGGCACTTCGGGATCTCTAGCTGGTCCCACGTACTTTATCATTGTCACGGGGTCTGACACCCAGAACCAGTACGAGAGCCAGATCTACGCGGTTTCGGCTAGCCAGAGCGTGACGGGTCCGAATGGTTCGATTGCGGTTAAGACACCCTCCACGACCGGCTACACCTACAATGTCTATATCGGCACCACGTCTTCACCGACCAATCTAGGGCTTTCCGCTTCGGGTCCGACTGTTGGTCCGCTTGTGGGTCAGGCAGTTCAGCTTCCGCCCGCGACCACGGTTACGATCACTGGTATCGGTGCAGCGCAGACTCCTCCGGCTAACCCCGCCTCGACTGTTACGGTTTTTCCGTGCTTCATCTTCGGTCGTGGCGCGTACGGTCAGGTCATGCTTGACGAGATTAAATACACCTATCTCGACAAGGCCGACAAGTCGGATCCGCTGAACCAGCTGCGTGTTGTTGGCTGGAAGGTGATGTACGGCACTATCATCCTCAATAACACCTTCTTCATGCGAATTGAGTCTACGTCGAACTTCTCGCAGACAGCTGATGCAGGACCGTAATGTCTCTTAAGAACCTGGGGACGAACGCTAACAACTCTCTTAACGCCATGAAGACTGGCACCCATCCAGTGTCTGGGGGCCAGACTCAGGCGAATATCGCCATTATCAATAACCATATCGCAGACGATCTGGTTAATGGTAATCCTGTTATTCCTGGGTCGTTGTACGCATTTGGGGCTGGCGGGTTGACTAAAGCAGGCACTCCTACTTCTGAAGGTGGGTGTCTGCTTTATATCCCTAATAGGGGCGTCCTTAAAGTTCTTTACGGCGATATCATCGCCTATGACTCTACCGGGTGGCCTATTCTAGTCAGTGCTAATGCACTAGCTAATGGACCTTGGACTTTCGCTTAATGGCTAAATCTAGACTTAACCGGCCTATTGTTGAGGTCGAGAAGCCTGTTGCCCCTAAGACAAAGCGGGCAATTGAGTATGATCTTCTCACAGAAGAAGATAAAACTCGTATTCGTGCCGAAGCACAGGCTAAGATTGATGAGCGAGCCAAACTAGCCGCAGAGAAGGCGTACTATGAGGCTCAAGTCGAAGAGCTTGAGCGGTCGAGATACCCTGAGATATTTGAAGAAAAATTTGATATTACTTTGGATTTAGCGCTTTATGCGCAGTTTGTTTCGTTAAATGGCAAACGGTACTATCACGGGGTTAAATATACAGTTCCTCGTTCCACTTACCAAACGCTTAAAGAGCAGGAACAGTGGACTCAAAGACACGAGGCGTCACTTAAGAGTGGGGATGATTACAACACGTTCTACCGTCGTGAGCGGGCACTTAATACGGTTAAGAACGATCCTAACGCAATTCAACTGAGCGGACGCGGGGGCGCGACGGCGGCGGGGCAACCTATAGCGCTAAGGACGCACTTCTGATGGACGACCAGACTAAGTTTGTGTGGAAAGACGGAGACACCGAAGCCGTTACGGTTATCGGCATGTCTTATCAGTACCCTATCGACTCGGCGGGAAGGGGCATTGTGTTTCAGACACACGTGCCGTCTAACGCCAGCGAAGCACACATAAACCATATGTTGGACAAGATGCTCAACGCTGGGGATCGTCAGCGCGCTCGTGTTCGCATGCCTGAGGTTGAACTCGACATTCAGGCTAAAGAAGATTTTATTAAACGGGCGCAGGGGGAAATGCTGCGACTCGACACTGAGATGGATCTTGCCCAACAGCAAGCCGAGTCTCAGTGGAGAGCTTCAGGGAGGAAGGGCGAACTTCGTTTGGGGACTGCCCAGGCTAACGATAGAGCCAAAGCTCTACGGGATCGCGAACAAGCCCAGGCTAATCTTGCTATGGCGTTTGAGCAGCTTTCCGATAAGAAGAACGAGCTTGCTAAGTTGAGGACGCTCCTGGAGGGGTAAGGTGCCGCTACAGGCGAAAGACATAGTTAGCTACGCCTGTCAGATAGCCAAGGCTCCTCTGTTTACGACGCAGGCCGGCGACTTCCTCAATAGGATCCTAGCGGAATTGTGCAGTTACGATCTGGATGTGATCCGTACTGTTACCAACTTTACTTTCAACTCAGGCGCAGGAAATAACCAGGGACCGTATACTCTACCCACTAATTGGCTCCGCTCGAACAGGGGCGATGTTCTCTATACGATCCTTGGCGTTCCCTACGTTATGATCCCTATAACACTAGCTGAGTTTGACTCGTTGGTGGAGCAGGCGGGGCTTAGCGGATACCCTACTAACTACGCTGTAGACACATCTCCTATTGCGACACAGAGCGCTCCGCAGATGTTTGTGTGGCCCCCACCTTCGGGGTCATACCCTGTTACTGCTCGATATTTCGCGCAGCAGGCAGATATCTCCACGCCTGCGTCTAGCTCCACCGTTCCGTGGTTCCCTAACCAGGAGTATCTCCTTCGCCGGTTAACGGGGGAGGTTATGCTGCTTACGGGGGATGATCGCGCTACCCAGTTTCTCGGAGGTTTAAACCCGTCAGATGGGTTTATGGGGGCAGCAGAAATTTTAGATAGATACCTTAAGATGCAAGGCGAGTCTGATTCCGTTAAGCGGGTCAGCCTGGACCGTAGAATATTCGGACCTTCTTGGAATAACCTTCCGGATACAAAAACCATAGGGTGGTGATATGAGTACCACTCTACGTAAAACCCACATAATGCGGTTCTCACCTAGCGGTACGGCAGATACGCTAGACGTTAATGAAGCTCAGCCTGGCGCGTGCGCTACTCTAACTAATTTGATACCAGATCCTTCCACTAAAAATATATGGGTAGCTAAGCCTACTGCTGGAATAACAAACACCATGGAGAATGGTGCTACGCCTAACCCCGGTACCATAAGCGTATTTATAGTTGTAGGCACACTTGTTTATGGTTTAATAGAAAACACTGTGAGCGGTACAGAGACGCCGTTTTGTATTGACGCTTCTAACCCAAACTCAGGAGCGGCTATTCAAGTCCAGAATGGATTTAACACGTCTGTTCAGCCGCAGACTTTGAGCGCTACAGGTGCTACCTGGCAACCTACCGCTGCTCTAATCGGCACTAGAATAATTATTACGCACCCAGGATTAGCTGCTATAAGTGCTAACATTGGTGTAATTGATATTAGCAACGTTGGTTTTCCTGTTTGGTACCAAGGCGGATTAACCGCTACCGGAGGGATAACTGCGGCACATATTAGCGCAGGGGGAACGGGATATGCCGGTGGAGGGACGGGCACAACTACAAACCCGACATCACTTACTGGTGGAACCGGCACCGGAGCAAAAGGTATAGTTCACTTTGTGGCAGGTGTGTGTACCTGGGTCGTTATAACTGATCCAGGGAGCGGATACTTAGCAGGAGATGTTCTAGGTGTTCCAGCCTTTTTTGGGGGCACGGGAGGACAAGTAACGGTAGACGCCATTCAGACGACAGGCGTTACTAATATATTCCCTGATGCTGGCACAGTGCCCCAGTGGGTTGCTCAATTTTTCCAGAGAGCTTGGTATGGAGTTAATCCTAATAATGGAACAATCCCATCAGTATTATACTCCGATATATTACATCCTTATAGTGTGACTAATGCCAATCAAGCCTTGACGTTTGGAGATAACATCCCCACTACGGCTGCGGCTGGACTAGGGTTAAGCAATCAATTAGGTGGAGTTGTCCAGTCTCTTATAGTCTTTAAGAGTGTGAGTTATATAATTCAGATTACAGGAGATGCTGCTTTAAGTACTCTAGCTACAAATCATTTAAATGTTCCTACAGGCACTTTATCGGCTCGAGGGGTTACGGAAACCCCGCAGGGATTAATATTCGCAGCGCCTGACGGTCTTAGGCTTATTGATCTTAATGCTTCTGTCTCCGATCCTATAGGTGCAGCAGGAATGGGGGTAACTAACCCGTTTACGTATGGAGTTATACCTTACCCATCTACTTTAGCTATGGGGTGCAATAGAGGAGTCATACGAGTCAGTTTACAGTACGCTATTCCAGGTAATGATTCTTCTATTCCTCCTAGCCCCGTGCAAAATGAGTTTTGGTATGATATGGCCAGGAAGTCTTGGTCAGGCCCGCACGCTACGGCTTATGGCCAATACAGCAACTACAAAGACACGTGGCTGGTCTTTAGAGGAGATTTGTCGGTACACGCTAGAACTAATCTTCTTACAATTCTAGCTTATCCAGGAACATCGTCTGTTTATTTTGGGACAGGGGTAACTAGAACATGCGAACTAACTACATCTGTTTTACAACCTACAGATGTCGCTATGTCGCAGATAGAAATAGTCGAACTACAGATTATGACCAATTGTCCTATCCAGTTTAATAATTCTACTATTGCTGTCAGCATATGGGACCAAGACGGGAACGTTGTCGCGACTACTAACTTTGTTACAGTGGGAAATAGCACCACTCCCACCACAACCGGGATGTACCCTAGGAGAATCAGCTTTACCACGCCTGTTATCGTAACCCGGTTCGCTGTAGACGTGTCTGTAACAGTATCTGATGGGTCTCTCATGGAGGGCTTCCGTATCGGCGCTATCTACGTCCGATATCGAGACCTTGGTTATATGCAAGAGTTGCCTGGGTGAAAGTTTGCGTGTATGATAAGAGAACCTTGCAAGGGATTTGAAATGCTCAAGAAGCTTATTGGTACATGCGCTGCTACGGCGCTGTTTATCGGCCAGGCTCACGCAGGTGTTGGGCTCATGCCTAGCCCGTGGGATCCGACTAATGCCCTGGGGACGATCAATAGCTGGATTATCAACCAGTTGAATCCGGCGGTCGCAGTTAACGCGGGCGCTGCTGTTCCTAAAAATATCCTGGACAACGGCGACATGTTCATCATGCAGCGCCTTGGCGCTACGGCGGTTGTGACCTGCGGCACCACGTCAGGCCCGACTGAAACGGCTTACGCGGCGGATCGCTGGGCTTGCGACGCGAATGTCTCGTCTGGCGCGGGGCGTATGCTCACGCAGGCGACTGCCAGTCCTACCCCGCCTAGCGGCTTTCAGTACGAATCCAAGATGTACCGCAACACGGGTAGCGCTCTGACGCAGCCAGTTTGTGCGGAACAGGAGATTCAGACACAGAACGTTTACGCCTTGCAGGGTCAGACGGTCCTTCTCTCGGCTTACATGGCTGATCTGGGTGGCCTCGTGGCGGATAACGGTGGTGTGGCCAATCTTGTGGTCATCACCGGCACGGGTGCGGACGAAGGTCTAGGCACCGGCCCGAACGGCAAGGCAACCGGCATGACTGCTTCGCCTGCCATCACCCCCGCATGGGCGGGTCTTTCGACTCGGTCAACTACCGCTGTGACGCTGACGACCTCGATGGCGCAGTATGTCTCTGTGCCTACGCTGATCCCACAGACTGCTACGGAGGCCGCAGTTCTCCTCTGCTTCACTCCTACAGCTACGGGCGCCGGCACGACGGACGGCTTCGCCTTCACGGGTGTGCAGCTG